GGCGTGGCGCGCGCTTCGATGGACGACCAATCGGCCACGACCAAATGCTTGCCTTTGGCCGGTATCAGTGCAGGCCGGAGCATTCCTTTGAGGACATCTGTAACGCGCTTTCCAAATTGAGGAACAATTGAATGGCCTCTGACCATTGCAGTTCTAACGTCTTCGGGCGATTTGGCGCACTTGCGAGTGAAATTGTGAACCTGGGCTCCATAACTGCTGGCTCGTCCGGTGGCAGACCCTCCAGCAAAAACGAAAGCTCCTCGGACTCGGTTGTCCTCGACGTCTGCAAGAGATGCAAGGCGGCTGAACTTCGCAACCGAAGAGGCCCATAGGTCGTCCGCGCATTGGATGACCTCGGCAACAATGGGCGGTACCTCATCAGCGTTCTCCCTTGCCAGCGCGAGCAAATTAGCCCGCACAGTTTTGTCAATTGAATATTTTTTCTCGCCGTCTTTATAAGACTCCATCAGTTTCAAAGCCTGTGGGCCAACACGGTCGATCACCCACTGGCGCATCTTAGGGCTACGCACAGACGCCAAGCCTGGCTTAGTGGGCTCATTCTCTGGCCTGGTCAACTCTTCAACAATCTTGTCAATCTCTTCGCGCTCAACTGCCGCAAACCTGACGGCTGCATGGCACAGCGGCACGTCCACCAACACGCCACGGTCGTTGATCCGCTCGTTGACGTGGTAGTCGGCCAGCTCATCCACTGACAGCGGGCGCAGCGCCTTGCTGATAGAGCGCATGGCGCGGACATCTTGAGCGCAGTATTCGATCATCTCGGCCATCAAGGCAGCATCCTGTCGGAAGGTGCCGTCAGCCTGTGGGATCGACAGCAGACGGATCAACTGAGCGCCTCGGTGGCTTTTCTTCATGGACGCGCCAGCAAAGCGGCCAACGTCTTCCAGCGAGCCAGGCGCACAATTGGCGCGGGCTTGCGTTGCGGTGCAACAAAACTGTTCCAGCTTGAAGTTGATCTGCAACACGTACCAGAAGATCAGGCGCTCAAACGCTGCGTTGTGGGCGTAAATTTGACCATCGTAGGCTTTAACTTTCTCAGGAAAGGGTTGGCCAGGCAACCATGTCTGGACGTCCTCGTCGTCAAACGCATAGGACATGCACAGCACTTCGGTGCTGGGGTCTTGCGCGTAGTTGTAAACGCCCGCAACCATCAGGTTGCAGCGTGATCTTGTCTCGAAATCACAGTAAAGAATCACGCATGACCCCATCTAGTTGCGCGGCCTTTGGCCAATGCTGCGCGGTTCTTTTCGCGGTCTCTGGCCCCATGCGCGTAAGCATCTTTCATATTTTCGCTGCGTGTACCCCACCGCAAATTAATTAGCCGGTTATCGTTTGGAATCCCGTTTATGTGCAAGCATTCATGCTTATCGGGGGCAGCCCCGACAAAGGTTAACAGCACTAGCTTGTGAACGCACTGGCTATTTCCGCGCCCCAAAGCCACGCTCAAATGGCCACCAGGCATACGACCAGGGCGCAAAATGATGCCTTGCGAATAGCGTCGAAAAGAACGAACGCGTCCTTGATCACTGACTTCGTATTTGCCGTCGTATTCAGGTACAAGTTTCCAGACTTCCATAAGTGTCTCCTTTCCAATGCCGCCTGTCACGCGGCATCAGAAAAGACGCTTAGGCAGACCGGCGACGACGGCCTGCTGCGGGTGCTGGGACTTCTTCAGCCTTGGGGGCAACCGCCGGATCGCCCTCCATGCTGACCCATTCGACTACCTCAAACACTGGCGTGTAAATCTTGCCGTAGCTCTTGTGGGCATAGTGGTCTTTGCGAAGACGCACGATAGCCACTGGCTTGGCTTGATCCTTATCGACCTGTTCGGCCAACGCGACTGCGATGGACTGAACCGCTTTCTTACCGCCGACCGAAGTCGTGGTGTAACGCGCTTCCATTCCTTTGTCTTCGCCGCTGATGCACTTCAAGCTCAGGCCGACCTGTGTTTCCCAACCCTTCTTAGCGCCTGGGGGCGCTTCGTCGAGTTCGGGCAACGGCTGGCTGACACTGGCCATCTTCTCGGCCAACACCTCACCGTCACCCCAAGCGATAAAACCGTGGACAAAGGAAAAAGGGTTGATCGCCCACTTGCTGTCGTCTTCGACTTCGGTCTGATCGGCACCGAAGACCCAGTGGCCAGTTTTATCCATTTTGAGGATAGCTGTACCGGCTGGACCGACATCGGATTGGATCGCCCGCAGCGCGGATGACAGGGTGGAGACTGCGGGCAAGCCCGCTTGAGAGAACGCTACTAAATTGGACATTTGGTTTTCCTTTATTGGAGTTTCTGAAGGGCAGCAGTCAACTGCTTCCCGATTTGCAACACTGCCGGACGGGGATCGCTCTCCACCGCCAATGTTGTGCCTGAAGACACTGACACGACAAGATCGTCGGGCAATGTCTTCTTGCTCTTTTTGAGTTCCTTCTCCGCTTGCGCTGGAGAAATGATCTCTGTTTTATGTGGAAAGATATCCATTCCGGCCAAAGCTAAGGCAGCTTTACCTTCATCCACCCACTGACGTGTGCCACGCTTGGCCACCAGTTTATACCCAGGCACCGGCGCACCGCTGTCAAGGATTTGGTGCGCCAGCGCACGTAAGTCTTTGATCCAGTCTTCCAGTATGTCAGCATTGGCCAAGTACGAGCCCAGCGTCTGCACGTCGATGGCTTCGACTTGCGTCTTCAACGCGCGGTCAACAGCGCCGGTCATCTGTGGGCAGATCGGCTTGGCCGCGCACCAACGGCAGTGGTCACCGATCTTGAGCTCGGCGTTGGGTTGCTGGGCCAACTTAACGGCCTTGACTAAGTCCTTTTCGAACTGGGCAATGCGAGCCGGTGTGGTCACCCAACGCTTGACTGCTGGCGGCTGGACGATGACCATCTCGATTTCTTCAACATCCTTGAACGCCCACTTGGCTTCTTCGGTACGCATGGCGGCAGCGGCGTAAAACATCAGTTGAGAATTCTCTTCTACATCAACAGCAACACCATCACCAAACTTCCAATCGAGAACAACTGCGCGATTACCGATGCGCCCGATAAGATCAGTGCTACCAAATACGCCAGGCAGTAAATCACCAAAGCCAACGCGAGTTTCAGCTTCAATTTCCATCTCCTTGTTGGGGTCGATCACGTCAAGCGCCGCCAATGCAGGCACCAGTTTGTTGTCAATCAAATCAAGTGTCAGCACTTGGTCGTTATAAGTGCGGCCAAGAAATGACTCAGGGTGTTCGTCTGACATCACTATTTCAGCGATGACGTTGTGCAACAGCGTACCCTCGTCGGCGTACTTGTTGCTGGGCTGGGGTGGCATCTTTTGCACCAAGGCCACTGAGCCTGGGCAGTTCATAACGCGCTTGGCGGTTGAGCCGCCGACTATCTTACTGTGATCCATTGAACTCTCCTGTAATTGATTGAGACTGAACTATAGCACAGAAAATAAATCTGTGCTAAACTTTTTGACATGAAAGAAAAAATAGTTGAAAATCATTTCGTCTGGGCAGTCGAGCGCGCTGGTGGCAAGACGTGGAAGTTCACGTCCCCAGGGCGCAAAGGCGTTGCTGACCGGATTGCATGTTTGCCTGATGGCAGTACATGGTTTGTGGAATTGAAAACAAAAGGCGGCAGGCTGTCAGCGTTGCAGAAGATGTTCATGTCGGACATGACGTTGCTGAATCAGAACTATATGTGTTTATGGACAACGGAGCAAATAGATGAGTGGATCAATGAAGTTCGGTAGTGTATGTAGCGGTATTGAAGCCGCTTCGGTGGCTTGGCATCCGCTTGGATGGAAGGCAGCATGGTTGTCGGAAATTGAAAAATTTCCTTGCGCCTTGTTGGCACATCATTATCCTGATGTACCAAACTTGGGGGACATGACTACTTTGCCAAACCGTATTCGGTCGGGTGAAGTAGAAGCGCCAGATGTTTTTTGTGGTGGCACACCATGCCAAGCGTTTTCAGTAGCGGGTCTTCGCAAGTCTTTGGATGACGCGCGGGGAAATCTTTCTTTAACTTTTTGCGAGATAGCAGATGCAATCGATCAAGTACGACTTATTCAACAATCCCATCCCAGTATTGTCTTTTGGGAAAACGTCCCTGGTGTCCTCAACACCAAAGATAACGCCTTCGGGTGCTTTTTGGGAGCGCTTGCCGGCGAAGATGACGCGCTTGTCCCACCAGGGGGCAGATGGACAAACGCTGGTTTTATTGATGGCCCCCAAAGAGCAGTTGCGTGGCGAGTCCTCGACGCCCAATATTTCGGAGTGGCCCAACGACGCCGACGTGTGTTTGTTATCGCAAGTGCTAGAGACGACTTCGATCCCGCAGCGGTTCTTTTTGAGTTCGATGGCTTGCGAAGGGATATTGCGCCGAGCCGCGAAAAGGGGAAAGCAGTTGCCTCCTACACTCCAAGCAGCTTTGGAGGGTACCGCCAAGAAACAGGAACTTTGAGAGCAAACGGCGGTGATCTTGGTGGCGGGTCTGAAAATCTTTTAGTGTCAGAACAATTGCCTGATGTGATGTGTACTTTGCGGGCAAGTGGTGCAGGTTTTGACCGCCCTGGTAACTCATCTACTGAACATGAGACTTACATTCCTGTCATTGTGGGTAGTCTTGACACCGAATGCGGTGGCGGAAAGTTAACGCATCAAAGCGTGTCAAATGGGCACCTTATATCAACACCAAAGTGGTGGGACGGCGGTGACCTTGCGGCGACTATTACTACTAGATCAGATGGTCAGCGTATGCCTGACAAAGCTAACGCGCAATTGGTGACGCAACCGACATATGCCATTCAAGGCAGCATGATTGGTCGCAATGACAACGCGGGGCCGCAAGGTGACGGCGTCAACGAAGAAGTGTGTTTCACGCAAAACACGACTGATCGTCATGCAGTAATGCAAGCAATTGGCACAGACTTGTACAACGGCAACATCACAGGCGATGTGGTGGCTCCATTGACAAACCGCGCTGATGGAACGGGGACAGGCCCAAGTGTCATGCAAGCAATGGCGGTCAGAAGACTTACGCCAACAGAATGTGAACGTCTCCAAGGCTTTCCCGACAACTACACCAAGATCGCAGACAAAACACCTGACGGCCC